CTTCCCCATTCCTGAAAAATGGGCAGAGATAACATCAAAGCCTTTTGCGTCCACGTTTATCTGCACTTTTCCACCTACTGCGCCCGCATTAAATCGTTATCCGGAATTAACTCAGACATGAAAACAAATTGATTAATTCCGAGTTCACCATGTCAAACCGCCGTCTCATTGACGCGTACGGCGCAGCAACTTGAGAAAGACATTCAGCGCGACATTCCAGACACATTTGACCGCCCAAAGCCGGAGACAACCAAGGGCACCTACATGAAGCGGGCTACTCCGGCAAATTTGGAGGCTGTCGTTGGAATAAAGGACCGCGTTGCCACATATCTTGCCCCGAACATTGGTTCAAGCGGCAGAAGACCGCGCGTTTACAAGAACTCCGAGAAGATGCTGCGCGCCGCTGGATTTCTTCCGTCCGGGAAATACACCGTTCCTGGCGCTGAGGCACGGCTTGACGCCTATGGAAACATGAGCCGGGGCCAGATCGTTCAAATTCTCAGCTATTTCCGCACCTTCGGAAATACCAGCCTCAACAGCAAGAGGAAAAACGCTACCGACAAAACGCGGGCAAATCTCGCAAAGAGAAATTCTGATTATTTCGTCGTCCCTGTCGCATCTAGGGAGCTTGGATTGTTTCCCGGGATATGGCAGAGAAATGGAAAAAGCGACATAAAGCCGGTATTGATGTTCGTCTCTCAGCCTCAATACAGGGCCATTTATAACTTTTATGGGGATAACGCGCGGCGGGCGCAGAAGATTTTCGATCAGGAATTCAAGTTCGCCCTGGCCAACGCACTGGCAACCGCCAGATGACAAAGGCTGGGGCCTATCTTTTCACACTTGTATGACGAAAAAACAACGACGATAAATACCACCGATCCAGCCACGATGAAGAAAGGCGAGTTTGCCCGCTTGCTCGGCCTCGCCCCGTCCTACATAACCGCGCTGAGCAAGGCTGGGCGCATCGTGCTTGATGGAGAGGGCCGGGGCGCGTTGGTAAAGGTCAAAGAATCCATCGCCCTCATGAATGAAACCGAAGGAGGACGGCCCGATGTTGCAATGCGTAACGCTGTTGAGCGAAATGAAAAGAAATCATCTGCTTCGACAGACGGAGAATTCAAAAGCGTCGGCGCCAGCTATCAGACGGCCCGTGCCGTCCGGGAAAAATACGCAGCGCTCACCGCCAAGGCCCAATACGAGACGATGATCGGCAATTTGATCGAGCGGGAGGACGTCGACGCCTGCCTGCGATTCATCGGCGCGACGGTTCGCTCCCTTATGGACTCTTTTCCCGATCAAAACGCTCCCGTACTGTGTGCCGAGACGGACATCCATGAGATTCATGCCATGCTTACAGACGCCTGCCGCGCTGTACTGGAAGATATCGGGCTGGCAATTGAGCGGCAGAAGAAAACGATTACCAGAGGATAGCCATGAACATTGAAACGATTGCCGTTGACCTGCTGATCCCATACGCCAGAAACAGCCGGACGCACTCTGATGAGCAAGTGGCGCAGATCGCGGCGTCAATCCGCGAATTCGGCTTTACCAACCCGGTACTGATCGACGGCCAAGACGGGATTATTGCCGGGCATGGCCGCGTACTCGGAGCGAGGAAACTCGGCATGTCCGACGTGCCGTGCATCCGCCTGGCGCACCTGAGCGAAGCGCAAAAGCGCGCCTATGTCATCGCCGACAACAAGCTGGCGCTGAATGCCGGCTGGGACGAGGAAATTCTCGCGCTTGAGTTGCTCGATTTGCGGGGGGAAGATTTTGCTTTACCGCTATCCGGGTTTACATCGGAAGAGCTGGAACAAATTTTCTCCGCGTTTGATGTATCCCCATTGGGCGAAATGCCGCAAATGCCAAGCGGCGACCGGCAGCCATTTCAGCAAGTCACGTTCACGCTGCACGATACGCAAGCCGAACAAGTGCAAGCCGCGCTAAAGGCCGCTAGAAATATTGGGCCATATATCGGCAGCCCTAACCAAAACGGCAACGGCAACGCGCTTGCCCGCATTTGCGAAACATACCTGACCAATCATGGCAACCGCTAAAGACATCCACGTCGCGCCCATATCGTCCGAGGCTGCGCGGGCGCTGGTCAAGCGTCTGCATTACAGCGGCAAGGTCGCGCAAAACTCGCAGCTTCATTTCGGCGTGTTTTTGAATGGCCGCCTTGAAGGCGCCATGCAATTCGGCCCGTCACTGGATAAGCGGAAAATTCAAGGGCTGGTGCACGGCACAGGCTGGAATGACTTTTTAGAGCTAAACCGCATGGCGTTTTCCGAAGCATTGCCGCGCAACAGCGAAAGCCGCGCCCTTGGAATTGCGTTTCGTCTAATCCGAAAACACTATCCGCACATTGAATGGGTGGTTTCGTTTGCCGACGGTACGCAATGCGGCGACGGAACAATTTACCGGGCAAGCGGGTTTGTGCTGACGGCCATCAAAAAAAATAATCAGATATGGGCGGCGCCGGAAGGTGAAACCTTCTCGCGCGTAAGCCTTACGGATGGAAAGAGCAAGCAGCAGCAGCAGGCGCAAAATATTATGCACGCCATGTCGATGCGCGGCGTTTGTTCGCCCGGACAAAAAGACAAAATGGCAGCGACTGGCGGCGGCGCATCAATGCGCGTTTATGAGGAGGCCGGATTCAAGCCGCTTGATGGCTTCCAGCTTCGCTACATTTACTTCCTGAATTCGGCGGCACGCGCTAGACTGGCGGTTCCGGTTCTCCCGTTTTCAAAGATTGAAGAACTTGGCGCCGGCATGTATCGCGGCGAAAAGGTTTCGCGTGGTAAAGAGCAGGCGCCGGAGTACCCCTCCGGCCTGGGCGGCGCAACTCCGACCACCACGCTCCAAGCGTCCGAAGCAGGCGATGCCGGCGACCAGCCGGACAGCGGCGGTGCAACACCGACCCGGACGCTCCACGAATGACCCAAACCCGCGCGCAGTCGGCGATTGAATCCGCCGCAAATGTCGCCATTGGTTACGGCGTGGCTGTCGCCAGCCAGATCGCCATCCTGCCATTGTTCGGCGTGCGCCTGCCGCTATCCGACAACCTGCTGATCGGCGCCTATTTCACCGCGATCAGCCTGGCGCGCAGCTATGTCGTGCGCCGCATGTTCAATGCTGCGGTCAACGCCAAAAAATGAGCGAAAAAGCCGCCCACTGCCTTGACACCTTCTGGAGCGCTGCCCGCCCTCGCCGCGCCCTGACTGTCAGCCAGTGGGCCGATGATCACCGTGTCTTGTCAGGAAAGCAGGCTGGAGAACGTGGCCGCTGGCGTACTTCCCGCAACCCGATCCTGCGTGAAATCATGGATTGCCTGTCGGCTTCCAGCCGCGTGACTGATATCTGGGTGATGAAATCAAGCCAGGTTGGCGTTACCGAAGCCACAGTCAATTTCCTCGGCTATACCTTCGATCACGCCCCTGCGCCGGTCATGGTGCTGATGCCAACCCTTGACGCCCGCGACGCCTGGAAGGCGCAGAAGCTGAACCCGCTGCTGCTCGAGACCCCGGTTATCCGCGACCTGCTCGGCGGCCAGCGTTCGCGTGATTCTGCTAACTCCAAAGACATGATCGACTTCCCCGGCGGCGTCCTGTTTCTGTCCGGAGGCAACTCGCCGAACAGCTACGCACAGCGCTCCGTCCGTTACCTGATCATGGATGACCTGGACCGCTTCCCCGGAGAGGTTGGCGAGGAAGGCGACCCGGTATCCCTTGCGAAAGGACGCACCAAGTCATTTGCCCGCCCGAAGCGGCTCTATATAAGCACTCCGACCGTGAAAGACGAAAGCCTGATCGAGCGCGGCTATCTGGAGTCAGACCAGCGTCGCTATTTCGTTCCATGCCCGCGATGCGGAGAAACACAGGCGCTCGAATGGGGCGGCAGCGACGCGGCGCACGGCATCAAATGGCGAGGCGAAGGCGAAAACCTCGAAGCCTATTATGTGTGCATCGCCTGTAATGGCGAGATTTACGAACACAACAAGCCGGCGATGCTTTCAGCGGGCCGCTGGATATCCGGAAACCCGGAGCGCAGCGCCCGCGGCTACCATATCAGCGCCCTCTATGCCCCTATCGGCCTGGGTCCGTCATGGTCCGATCTCGTCAAGGAGTGGCTGACCGCAGTCAAATCAACATCAACGTTGCGCACGTTCGTGAATACCCACCTCGGTGAAGTCTGGGAAGAGCGCGGCGACCAGATAGACGCTACCGGCCTGATAACCAGGCTCGAAGAATACGACGAAAAGCCAAAAGCGCTTGCCCGCACCGCAGGCGTCGACGTACAGAAGGACCGGATTGAGGTCACCGTGGTCGATTGGGGAGACGGCGAAGAGGCGTGGACCATGGATCACATCATCATCCCCGGCGACACGGCACAGCCTGACGTGTGGATGCAACTCGACGGAGAATTGCGGTTCTGGGCGCCGGAAGTTGTCGCAATAGACAGCGGCTACAACACCAGCATGGTTTACGCCTTCTGCGAGCCGCGCCGATGGGCCGTAGCAGTCAAGGGTCGGGCCGGGCCGAACGTGCCGATTGTTGAAAATGAGAAAGCCCGTCGCCAGCGCCTGCGCGGACAGATCAAGCGGGGATTGACGGTGCATCTAATCGGCGACGATCAGGCAAAGGCGCTGATCTACAGCCGCCTGAAGATCATCACGCCCGGACCGGCGTATATACACTTCCCGAGCGATGCCAGCTTTGATGACGAATACTTCGCACAGCTCACCGCAGAAAAGCTGGTGACGAAGATGCGTGGCACCCGCCCCTACGCCGAGTGGGTGCAGACGCGCCCACGAAACGAAGCCTTGGACTGTTGGAAATACGCTCTGGCAGCCCTACGCCTGTCAGGAATCAACCTCGAATTGCGGGCTGCTGCAACTGTTTCAGAATCCGCGAGCGGCAAGAATTCGCCATCCGTACCGACAAACCTGCTCGCGTCCCGTGCGG